CCGGATACGCCCGCCAGGCCGCCGCCCCTCTTGCAGGGCCCTCGACGGGCAACAAAAAACCCCTGACGACGGTCAGGGGTCCGGTGTGATGGTGGAGGTGGGCGGAGTCGAACCGCCGTCCGAAGGCGCTAAAACCCGTCCGCTGGCGTTCGCAGCCGTCCGATAACTAATTGAAATACAAGAATTACTGTTCGCCGCCGTCCGTTGGCGTCCGCCCCTGTTTTTCCGTACCATGTCCGTACGGAACGAAATGCCTTAGGGGGCACTCATGGCGAGGCACGACATCGACAAGGCGAGCGTCCGCAACAAGTTGAAGCCACGGCGGGAACCCTATTGGGGTCCGCCGGTCGAGCGCGGCCTGTACGTCGGCTTCCGCAAGCTGGAGCATGGCGGCAACTGGATCGCACGTTTCCGTAACGACGAGGGGAGGCAGGTCTACCAGTCACTCGGGGCGGCCACTGCGGAGAACGACTACGAGGCCGCCAAGCGCGAGGCTAGGCGCTGGATGCGGACCGTAGAGGCCGGGGTACAGACCGACCGCCTATTGACCGTGGCTGATGTCTGCCGCGACTACGTGGACGCCATGAAGGCCGAAGGGCGCGAGCGGTCATCCGTGGACGCCCACAAGACGTTCACCCGCATCGTCTACAACGACCCCATTGGCAAGATCCGGGCTGACAAGCTGACGCAGCGCCACCTGGAGGCGTGGCGGGCGCGCATGGAGGCAGGCGAGATGTCGGGCCGGAAGAAGGGCATTCCCAGCAGGGCGACATTCAATCGAAACCTGACAGCGCTCAAGGCCGCGTTGAATCGCGCCGTGAGCCGCAGGGAGATTCCCCACGACCGCGCCGTCGAGTGGAACGCGATCAAGCCGTACAAGGACGCGGACGGGCGCAGGGAGGTCTATCTGGACCGAGAGCAGCGCCGCGCGCTGCTGGAGGCCGCAGGCGGCGACCTGCGGGACCTGCTGACCTGTATCGCGTTGACGGGGTGCCGTCCTGGCGACCCCGCCGCGATGCTGCGGAGGGATTGGGACGAGCGCACGGGCACGGCGACGTTCCGCACCAAGACCGGCGAGCGCAAGGTGCCAGTGTCACCGGCGGCACGGGCGCTGTTTGACCGGCTGGCGGCGGGGAAGCTGCCGGACGCGCACCTGTTCACCAATGAGGGGGAGCCGTGGACGCCGCAGGCATGGGCGTATCAGGTCAAAGCGGCGGTGGCGAAGGCCGGATTGCCCGCCGGAACGGTCGCCTACACGCTGCGCCACTGCTGGATCACTGACGCCATCGTCGGCGGCATGGACCCGGTCACGGTCGCACGGCTGACGGGCACGTCGCTGGAAATGATCTCTAAGACATACGGCCACCTGGTCGAGGGGGCCGCCCGCGACAAGCTGGCGAATCTGGACTTCGTCTAGTTGCGTGTGTGGAGATGGCGGGGCTAGGAGGGGTTCCAGCCCCCCCCCCTACCCCCCCTTGAAAAGTCCGCAACGTCCGCAACATCCGCCACATCATTGATTTGCAATGGCTTTTTTGTTGCGGATCGTGTGGCGTGTTGCGGCAACGAGCGCAACGCCAGGCCGGTCCGCGCCATCCGAATCCTGGCCGTTCACGCGGCGTTTAGGGAAAGGCCGGATTCCACTCCGGCGCGCCCCCTTGCGTCGTTGCACACGCAGGAGTAGGGTTTTTGCGATCGTCAGAAAGTGTGTCTAGAGCCCGGCAAAAGCCGGGCTTTGCTTTATCTAGAGAAACTTTTGGCTTTGCCCGCACAGCCTCTAACCGGCTGGGAGTGGCTGGAGATCAGCTACCGGATTGTTCGCAAGCTGGAGCGGAAAGTTTCCTGAACGATCCTGACGCGCGCCGATTTTGGGGTTAGTCTGAAAGGGTAGATAGATCAGTTTGCCGCACAGTTTCCCGGCGCGTGCCCGCTTCGATGGATCTTCCTGAACGCTAGGGAAGTAGGCGGAAACGCATGGTTGAATGGTCCTAACAGCGGGCATCCCATGCCGCGATGCGCCGGGAACCGGATTCACCCGGATTTCGTCACAATACAGATAGGAATGGTGGAGAAATTCCTTAGCCCGCAACCCGGGCGATACTGACCGCGCGCCGAATAAAAGTCCGCCTGATTTTGGTGAAGTCCAAAAGCGGTGGTATAATGGAATGGTGGCCTCGGATTGTTCCGGGCCGCGAAATCCCTTCGCGGGAATCCCCGGTGATACTGTGAAGGGAAAAGAGACAAACGTTTTTCCAAGGCTCGCTTCGGCGGGCCTTTTTCGTTTCCGGGCCTAGCCCGATGACCCTTGGCTGGGGTTCAATCCGCACGCCGCCTAGCGGTGGAGCGTCTACAAGTTTCCGCCGGAACCTTCCCGGCAGACACGCGAGCAGTCCGCGATACCGACTGCACCCCAGCCGCCACGTCCAAGGCTTAGAGGACACCGTAGCGCCCCCGGTTTGTAGGGGCGCAACTATTTCAGCAGCCGGTCGAGTAGCTGGTCGCTGACACCTGCGCGGTTCCACCCGACGTTCGCTCATTGCGTCGGCGCGCAGGCGCTCGCCGGGAGCGCATCCCGGCACCTATTCCGAAGGCCCGCCCTGGCAAGGTGGGCCTTCTTCGCATCCGGCGCTTGGGGGCGTCGGTAAGTGGCTCGCTTCGGCGGGCCTTTTTTGTGTCTGCAAGAAGGAAGGGCAAATGGCAGAGAAAGATGGCCGCATGGCCTACACGATCCCGGACGCCTGCGCACAAATCGGCGTCGGACGTTCGAAGCTGTATGAGCTGATCGGTGCCGGAGAGGTCCGCACGATCAAGATTGGCACCCGCACGCTAGTCCCCGCGTCGGAGCTGGCCGCCTTCATCGAGCGAAAGCTGAAGGAGGTGGCCTGATGGGTGCCCAAACGAGCAACGCCCCGACCTGGCAGGGTCGAGGCGCTGGGAGCGTTCACGGCGAGGCGAACGCGAACATTCTACTGGACCGTCTGGAGGGCGTCCAGCCATCCGGCAACGGCTGGCGGGCGCGCTGTCCCGCGTGCGGCGGTCGCAGCCGGAAGTTGTCCATCGCTGAATCCGGCGGCAAGGTGCTGGTCCACTGCTTCGGTGGCTGCAAGGCCGAGGACGTTATCGGGGCGGTCGGGCTGACCTGGGCTGACCTGTTCCCGCCGCGTACCTGGCCGGACAGTCCCGAGGAACGGCGGCAGCAACGCCGGGCGATCCGGGAGTCGGCCTGGTCGGCTGCGCTCGCCACGCTGGCGACCGAGGCGACGATTGTCCGCCTGGCGGCGGCGCAGGTGGCCCGCTGGCAGCCGCTGAGCGAGGAAGACGACGCGCGGCTTGCGCTGGCCGTCGAGCGCATCGACAAGGCAGCCGCCGTGCTGGTTGGGGGTGGCCGATGAGCGCGCTAGAGCAGGCGGCCATCGCCACGCTATACCCGGACGGTGCCGAAGTCCTGCGGGACGTGTACGACCACCTGAGCCGGTTTGTTGCCTACCCGTCGCTCCACGCGAAAGTCGCCCATGTGCTGTGGGTGGCTCACGCGCACTTGATGGACGTATGGGACACCACGCCCCGGATTGCGTTCCTTTCCACGGAACCCGGCAGCGGCAAATCCCGCGCATTGGAAGTGACCGAGGCGCTGGTACCTAACCCGCTGCTGGCTGTGAGTGCTACTCCGGCCTACCTGATCCGCCGCATTGCAAACGAGGACGCGCTGCCGACTGTCCTGTTTGATGAAGTCGATACCATTTGGGGAAGCAGCGCACCCGGCAACGAGGAATTGCGCGCGCTGCTAAATAGCGGCTACCGCAGGGGCGCATCGGCTGGTCGGTGCGTTGCCAGGGGCAAGGAGATCGTGGCGGAGGAGTTCCCGACATATGCCGCCGTTGCGCTGGCCGGCATCGGCTCCCTGCCTGACACGATCCTTACCCGTTCGGTGATCGTACGGATGCGCAGGCGATCCCCGGATGAAAAGGTCGAGCCGTACCGGCAGCGTATCAACGGGCCGGAAGGCGAGCGCATCCGCGAAAGGCTCGCCCGCTGGGCGCAGTCCGTCGCCGACGACATCGTGTTCCCCGACCTGCCCGATAGCGTCCGCGACCGCGATGCTGACGTTTGGGAACCCTTGATTGCCGTGGCCGACGCTGCCGGTGAAGAGTGGCCCGAGTTAGCCCGTGCGGCGGCTGTGAAGCTTGTCGCGGAAGCCAAGGAGGGCGGCGGGGTCAGTCTCGGCGTGAGACTGCTCCACGACTTGCGCGTGATCTTCGGCGAGGCCGACCAAATGACCACGGCGGACATTCTCGCCCGCCTGCACGAATTGGACGATTCGCCCTGGCATGACCTGAAGGGCAAGCCGCTGGATGCGCGGGGGCTGAGCTGGCGCTTGAGGCAATACGGCATCAAGCCGCGAACGATCCGCACGGGATATGCAACGCCGAAGGGCTACCGCCGCGAGGACTTGCTCGACGCGTGGGCGCGCTACCTGCCCGAAGAGAAAAAGGAAACCCAATGACCATCGCCACGCTGGAGCAGTTCAAGGACTATGTCCGCGAGCTGACTAACGACCTGGACGACACCTTCACGCTGGCGCTGGAGAGCGCGAGCGCGGAGGTTCGGCACTACCTCGGCTTCGATCCTGAAGCCTCCGGCCCGGAGCCTGACATCGTCATGGCCTGCTGCCTGTTGGCGGCGGTACATGCCGACGTGGGCGACCCGACCATAAACGCATACCGACGGAGGGCCGCGCAGCGATTGCTCGACCCCTATCGGTTGAACACAGGCTTCGGTGCCGCAGCGTCCGAATCCTGAAACCGACGGCCCCGAAAGGGGCCTTTTTCATTTGTGCACAAACGAAAGGAAACCTGATGAACCTGAAGTCCATTCGTGAGGCGAAAGCCAACAAGACCGCCGAGGCCCGCGCGATTCTCGCTAAGGCTGAAGGCGAAAACCGCAACCTGACCGCCGAGGAAGCGGCGAAGTTCGACGGCCTGAAGGCCGAGATTGAAGCGCTGGAATCGCAGGAAGCGCGCCAGCAGTTCCTCGAGGAAGCCGAGCGGCGGATGTCGGGCACAGTGGTCGCTGGCGAGCGCGGCAACGACCTGGAGCAGCTGGAGTCGCGCGTTTCGCTGCAACGCATCCTTCAGGCTGGCATGGAGGGCCGCGCGCTGGACGGTGCGGAAGCCGAATACAACCGCGAGATGGAGCGCCGCAACGGGCGCAAGGCTCAGGGCTTTTACGTTCCCATGTCGCTGCTGGAGAAGCGCGTGAACACGACCACGAGCGCCGCTGACCTTGTCGGCACGGATCATCGCGCCGACCAGTACATCGGGCCGCTGCGCGATTCGCTGCTGGCGCGTAGGCTTGGCGTCCGCGTGCTGTCGGGCCTTCGCGGCGATGTCACGATCCCCAAGCATGGAACGTCCACCGTCACCGGCTGGGTCGCGGAAAACAGCGCCCTGAACGCTTCGGACATGACGTTCGGCAACGTGACCCTGTCCCCGAAGCATGCGGGCTGCCTGTCGGAAATGTCGCGCCAGCTCATCCAGCAGAGCGACCCAAGCATCGAGCGCCTGCTGCGCGACGACATGGCCTTCAACATCGCCAAGGCCATCGACGCGGCGTTGATTCATGGCGGTGGCGCGAACGAGCCGGACGGCGTGACAGCCACGCTTGGCACCGCGAACGGCACGCTGTCCGGCCCGACGTGGGCCCAGGTGCTGGAGATCATCGAAGCCGTCGAGACCGCGAACGCGCTTGGCTCGCATAGCTGGCTGATGAACCCGGCGGCGAAGGCGAAGCTGCGCGAAACGCTGAAGGTTTCCGGCGATGCCGGTGCCGGTTTCCTGTTGGAGAACGGCCAACTGGGCGGCTATGCGGTGCACACCACGAATCAAGCCGGTGCAACGTCCAACGGTAACAACGTGATCTTCGGCGACTGGAGCCAGGTACTGCTGGGTGTCTGGTCGGAGCTGGACATTCTGGTCAACCCGTACGAATCGACCGCCTATGCACGCGGCGGCGTGATGGTTCGCGCGATGGCGACCGTTGACGTCGCCATCCGGCATCCCGAAGCCTTTGTGTGGGTGGACGATGTCCCGAGTCTCTGATCTGGAGCGCCGTTACGCTCAGGCCAGCATTGAGGGCCGCCAGCTCGTCGGGCTGGCGGCTCCCTATGAGTCCGAAACCCGGATTGGCGAGTTCCGGGAGGTGATCGCGAGGGGTGCGTTCGCCCGCACCCTGAGCGAGAACCGGGACATCCTGGCCTTGTGCGACCACGACCCGGCCAAGGTATTGGGCCGGACCAAATCGGGCACGCTGGAGCTGAAGGAGACTGTGCACGGTCTCGAGTTTCGGCTCCAGTTGCCCGACACAACCATCGGGCGTGACCTGCGCGAGCTTGCCAACCGTGGCGACCTTGGCGGCGTGAGCTTCGGCTTCCGCGCTGTCCGGGATAGCTGGGATGGCGACCTGCGCACGTTGCACGAGGTAGAGCTGCACGAAATCAGCATCGTGTCGGCTTGGCCCGCGTACCCCGACACGACCGTCGCGCTGCGCAGTCGGCCCATCGCAATCCGATGGATCGACCCGCGCCGTGCTTGGCTGGAGACCGTGAGATGAAGTGGCCTTGGAGCAAAAAGGAGACCCGCGACAATGATCCGAGCTGGGCGGCGCTGATCCCGAGCGGCACGTCGGCAGGATTGCCCGTGTCGCCGGGAAATGCGGAGACCATTTCGACCGTCTTTTCGTGCGTGCAATCCATCGCGGAGACTGTCGCCACCCTGCCGCTGATTCTGTATCGGCGGGAAGGGAACGGCGACCGCGTGCGTGCATCGGATCATCCGCTGTACCGGGTTCTGCACGACCAGCCGAACGAGCGGCAGACCGCGCTGGAGTTCCGCGAGATGCTGACCGCGCACGTCCTGCTGTGGGGTAACGGTTATGCGGAGATCAAGTCCGACGCAGCGGGCAACGTGACCGCGCTGGAGCCGATCCACCCGCAGAATGTCACGGTGCTGCAACTGCCGAGCGGTCGCATTCGCTATGACGTGGCGGACGCGCAGACCGGGAAGGTTCGCCCGCTGCTGGCCGACGAGGTCTTGCACCTGAAGGACAGGACGGATAACGGCATCGTCGGCAAGTCCCGCATCCAGGTTGCACGGGAGATGCTGGGGGGCGTGCTGGCATCGCAGGAACATGGCAACCGGGCCTGGGCGAACGGGGCGCGGCTGTCGGGCGTGCTGCAAACAGACAACGTCATGACGGATGAGTCCGTCGCACGACTGCGCGCGTCATGGGAAAGCCAGTTCAGCGGCACCGGCAACAGCGGCAAGACGGCCATTCTGGAGAACGGCCTGAAATACCAGCCGCTGTCGATGTCAAACGAGGATGCACAGTGGCTTGAATCCCGACAGTTCAGCGTCGAGGAAGTCTGCCGCATCTTCCGCGTCCCGCCCGTGCTGGTGGCCGACCTGCGGCATGCCAACTTCAGCAACAGCGTGGAAATGAACCGCTGGTTTGTGACGCATACGCTGCGCCGCTGGCTGACCATGTGGGAGGAGTCCTGCGAGCGTGCGTTGCTTGGACCCATCGCGCGCAATCGGTACTTCATCGAACATAACGTGGAAGGGCTGCTGAGAGGCGACAGCACCAACCGTGCGCAGTTCTACCAGGCCGGTATCAGCGCGGGATGGCTGCTGAAGTCCGAGGCCCGCACGCTGGAGAACCTGCCTGCCATTGAGGGCATCGACGATGCGCAGGCCGACGCGGCCTAGCGGCAGGGACGCAGACCCCAGGCGCACCATCCCCCTGGGGTCTTACAGGTGGCAACGGTTGCGGGCTGCGGTACTGGCCCGCGATCCCCTGTGCCGTGACTGCAAGCAACCCGCGACGGACGTTGACCACGACGACGGCGACCCGAGCAACAACGACCCGGCCAACCTGGTCCCGCGCTGCCATAGCTGCCATTCCCGCAAGACGATGACCAAGCAGCACGGATTCGATGCGTCGGGCTGGCCGCGCGACCCGTCGAGTCATTGGAATCGAAAAATCGCTGGCAACTGAGCGGCCCCGACCGCCGCCCGGACCTTCCTTTTATCGCTATGTCCAAGATTGAACGCCAAATCCGATCCGACAGCGCCGAGGCTGCCGTGAGAGCGGCCCAGAACGCCGCTGAAGGCCCGCTGGAGCCGCCGGGGCACGTCACCATCCCGGCTGAGGCACGCCCTTTCTGGGACGCCCTGATGCGGAACCGGCCCCGTCACCGCTGGAATGATGCCGACCTGGCGACCGCCGCCATGCTCGCGCGGGCGCAGTACGACGCGGACCGGCTGGCGCGGGAGATCGACGCCGAGGGCGACGTGATCGGCGACCGGCTGAACCCGAAACATGCGCTGGTGGACAAGCTGGGGCGCAGGATCGTGACCTTGTCGCGCCTGTTGCACGTTCACCCCGAGGCGACGACTGGACGCGCACGCGACCAGGGGAACGAGCTGGCGCTGGAGCGGGAGGCCGAGGCCGACCACGATCCGCTGATTCCGACCTTGCGGGTAGTGAAGTGACGCGGGCCGAGGCTGTCATCCAGTTTGTCGAGCGGTACTGCTTGACCCCGGATGGCGAGCACGTCGGCAAGCCGCTGCGGCTGGCGGAGTTCCAGAAGCGGTTCATCCGGGACGTGTACGACAACCCGGCAGGCACCCGCCGGGCCTACCTGTCCATTGCCCGCAAGAATGGCAAGTCGGGTCTAATCGCGGGCCTGCTGCTGGCGCATCTGGTCGGACCCGAGGCGCGGCTGAACAGTCAAATCGTGTCGGGGGCGATGAGCCGGGACCAGGCGGCGCTGGTGTTCAACCTGGCGGCGAAGATGGTGCAGCTCAACCCGAGGCTGTCCAAGTTGGTGCGGATCGTCCCGAGTTCCAAGCGCCTGATCGGCCTGCCGCTCAACACCGAATACCGCGCGCTCGCTGCGGACGGCAGGACGGCCCACGGGCTTTCCCCGGTGCTGGCGATCCTGGACGAGGTGGGCCAGGTGCGCGGGCCGCAGTCTGACTTCATCGATGCCATCACGACATCGCAGGGCGCGCACGCGGAACCGCTGCTGATTGCCATTTCCACGCAGGCGGCCACGGATGCCGACCTGTTTTCGGTATGGCTGGACGATGCCGCACAATCGAAAGACCCGCGCATTGTCTGCCACCTGTACGCCGCCCCGGAGGGTTGCGACCTGCTGGACGAATCGGCATGGCGCGCGGCGAATCCCGCGCTGGGGCTGTTCCGTTCGCTGGACGACCTGCGCGAGCAAATGATCCAGGCGCAGCGGATGCCGAGCATGGAGAACAGCGCGCGGAACCTGCTGCTGAATCAGCGCGTTTCCACGGATGCGCCTTTCGTGAGTCCCGAGGTGTGGAAGGCTTGCGCTGCGGCACCGCTGCCCTTCGACGGGCCGGTATATGGTGGCCTGGACCTGTCCGCGCGAAACGACCTGACCGCGCTTGTGCTGGTCGGGAAAGTTCGGGGCGTGTGGCAGGTGCAGCCGCACTTCTGGACGCCCGCACAGGGGCTTGCGGAGCGTTCCAGGCGCGACCGGGCACCCTATGACGTATGGGCGCGGCAGGGATTCCTGCGCACGACACCGGGCGCGAGCGTGGACTATGAGCATGTAGCGGCGGACATGGCCGAGATTCTGGCCGGGCTGGACGTGCACGCCATCGCCTTTGACCGCTGGCGCATTGATGTCCTGAAGCGGGAGCTGGACCGCATCGGGCTGGCGCTGCCGCTGGTGCCGTGGGGACAGGGCTACAAGGACATGGCCCCTGCCCTGGACGCGCTGGAAGCCGAGCTGCTGAACGCCCGGATCGCCCACGGGATGCACCCCGTCCTGACCATGTGCGCGGCCAACGCCACGACCACGAAAGACCCGGCAGGCAGTCGGAAGCTGGACAAGTCCCGATCCACCGGGCGCATCGACGGGATGCAGGCGCTGGCAATGGCGATTGGCATCGCGCAGACCGCAGACGCGCCGCCTGTTGACCCCTACGCAACCCGAGGGCTGTTGATCCTATGACCTACGTCGCAACCGACCTGAACCGGAAGATCACATTCCGAAAGCTGACCATCACGCAAGACCCGAACACGGGCGAGATGATCGAAACCTGGGCGGATCACGTGTCCGTCTTTGCCCGCGTGGAACCGCTGGTCGGGCGGGAGTACTTCGCCGCCGCTGCCGTGCAGGCCGAGGATACGACCAAGTTCACCATGCGCTATCGCGGCGACATCACCCCCGACATGCGGATCGCCTTCGACGGTAACGAATACGACATCACGTCGATTCAGAACATCCGCTCAGGCAACCGGGAGACCCTGATTTATGCCAAAGCTGCCAACTGATTACATCGAGACCGCCAAGGCCACGCGGCACTAGCGCACGACCCGACCGTCGCCAGCCCGTGCCGAGCTGGCGGAATCAATCGGCGTAGGCCCCCGTCCGGTTCCACCCCGAAAGGGCGGGCGGGGGCTATCTCCGCCCCCTGAGCCTGCGACTATTCACCGTCTACAAATATGTACATCCTGCCATTCTGGAAATCGTGATGACCAAGGTAGGTCACTGATTCCTGGCCGCAAAATGTGTCAATAGCAGTTTTCAGATCATCACTAATTTTGGCGAGGTTGTGCGCATAGACTGAAAAAACTGGAGTCTGCACGCCGTCAATGAAGTGCCAAACCCGATAGATGTCGGACATCAACTCCTCCCACGGGCGGAATGCCCGCCCCAAGCTTACACCCGTTGCGGATGATGTTGCGGCAATGTTGCGGATGCCCACCGTCCGCAGCAGTCCGCCCGCGTCCGCTGGCGTCCAATGTTGCGGTGTTGCGGATGTTGCGGACTTCTGGGGGGAGGGGTAGGGGTAGACCCAGCAATGAGTCGGAAATAGGTTTCCGTACATTCGTCCGTACCGGGTGTATTGCAGAGTGTCAGAAAAGGAAAAAGCCCTGAAAAATCAGGGCTTTAGATGGTGGAGGTGGGCGGAGTCGAACCGCCGTCCGAAGGCACTCCATCTCCGGCACTACATGCTTAGCCCACCGTTGGGTCTCGCCCCCGGGCAGCACGGTGTGCGAAGCGCGCCCTGGGACCAGCC